GATCTGATGCGGCTGACGGACCCAAAGAGGTCCACCGGGACAGAGGTAGACAAGTACGTAGCAGCCGTTTTAAAAGAGGACGGGATCCATTACGCACCGGATCCGCTTCATTTTGCTCAGCGGGAACTAGACGACCCGAAGATCCAGTGCGAGCGCTGCAACACGATTAACCGCGACGACAACGATGTGCGCTGTGTATCGTGCGGCCATAGGAAGCTAGAGAAACTGCCGGGAGAGTTTGAGGAGGCAAAGAAAACCTCTGAATCTCTTTGGAAAGCCCGCAAGGCCATGCCAATCGTGCGCGCAGTAGACGGTCTTCCTGACAACGGGCCCGGAAATGCGGTATATCGCTTGCTGGTTCACTGGGACTACGCCCGGCGGGTTCGCTCACAAATGGTGCAGCAGCTGAGAATGGTCGGCGCAAGGCGATGAAACTCGAAGTCCTAGAAGCGTTCTCCGCACATCTAGCGAAAGAGGCAGCAGAACCTCTTTCGCTAGCTCGGGGTGTTGGTAGATTTCTTTCTAGGAATCCCGCCGCTACTGCTGCGCTTGGCTCACTTGGTGGAGCTGCCATGGGAGCCTACGAGAGCGACGGGGAAAACGTTGTAGGCGGTGCTCTAGGCGGCGCAGTTCGCGGTGCAGTAGCCGGGGGCATGACGGGCTATCTTGGCCGGGTTTACCGCGACGCCCGCCTGCTCAATCCTGGGATGGGTGGGGGCGAAGCTTTTGCTCGTCGACTCGGCGGCAGCGTAAAGAACTTCGGTAAGCGCACAGTTCACGGGCTTACCGGAATGCTGAACCCTGCCGAAGCTGGCATGCAGAGCACGCTGCACGCCAAGGATCAAGCGCGGCTTGTATCTAAGCGCTTGATCGACGAGATGAAGTACACTAGCGATCCCGCAGCGCGTAGAAAGCTGATGGACGACGCTAGAGAAGAGATTGCTGGGCTCTACCGTGCTGGTAAGGAAGGCGACCAGGCGATTGCCATGGGCGTCACGCACCTACCGGGCACGATTAAAGGTCTTGCTTCTAAGGAGACCCGCGGCGAGACTGCTAAGTATTTAGGAAAGCAGATGATCGGCGGCGGTGGCGCCCTCGGAACGGTTATGGGCGTTGGCATTCCGCTCGGGTTTGGCGCTTATGACGTGATGCAGGGCGATGAATCTGCTACTGGTGGACGAACGGTTCCCCAGAAGTTTGTAAACCTCGGGGTCACTACAGCTACCGGCGGGATGATGGGCGGAATGCCCGTAGGAGCGCAGTTGGTAGCTCAAACAGGTATCGATAAACTGGTGATGCCGAAGGTAATGGAGACAACGAACAGGCTTGTTCACCCGCGCACAGCTGTGTCGGGCGAGGCTCCTGTCTCCGGCGAGTCACCCGGAAGGCTTCCGGTAACATGACCTTCTTTGGTGGAGGTGGCTCCGCGTTCGGCCAAGGCCGAAGCGCGATGTTCGATGGAACCGCGTCTAGGTCACAAATCCTAGGTCGTCGGTATCAACCTTTTGCAAACCCGTTCTTTGATCAGGCAAGCACATACACCCCTCCTACGGTCAAAAGCCTGTTTGGCTTTTGCCGCTTCTACCACCTAACACACGGCGTAATTAACGCGATCAATACAAAGGCGTCGGAGTACCCGGTTACTGACCTTGTGATTCAGCACAAGGACCGCGCCGTTGTAAACAAGTGGGAAGAGCTTCTTCTCGGTGTAATGAACTACCGGGTTCACCAGTTTGAGGTGAACCTTGACTACTACGTTTACGGGAACGCATTTGTAAGCCCCAGCTTCCCATTTCGAAAGAAGCTAATCTGCGAAAGCTGCGGGTCGGAGTCGGACGCTCTTGAGAGCCGCCCCTACTGGCGGTTTATCAACCACCGGTTTTGGCTGACCTGCCAAAAGTGCGGGCAAACGGACTTTGCCAAGAGCCGCGACGACTACTACCCGAAGTACAGCGAGGTAAGCCTTATTCGCTGGAACCCGGAGAACGTACAGATCTTTTACAACGAGTCGACGGGCCGACTCGACTACCTGCTAGACATCTCTCCAGACTTCCGCGCCCAGATCCAGATGGGACGAAAAGACCTCGTGGCTACTACGCCTGAGATCTTCCTCGACGCCATCAAGATGCGCCGAAGTCTAGTGTTTGACCGGCAGGAGGTTTTCCATCTCCGTCGCCCAAGCCTAAGTTCTGCCAACCGCGGGTGGGGAACGCCGCTTTTGATGCCCGTCATGAAGGACGCCTTCTACGTCCAGGTCATGAAGAAGGCTCAGGAGGCGGTTCTTCTTACGCACCTAGTTCCGCAGATCTTCTTGTTCCCGCAGCCGGCTACCGGGGGCGCAGACCCGTTCACGGTGTCTAACCTACAAAACTGGCGCGATCACATCCGCCGGGAGCTTGCTCGGCAGAGGATGGACCCAAGCTACTACGGCATCCTTCCCTTCCCCATTGGCCATCAGGTCATCGGGGAAAACGGGAGAAGCCTTCTGCTGATGCCGGAAATCCGCGCAATGACGGAGATGATTGCCGTCGGCATGGGGTTCCCGTCTGATCTTGTCTTCGGGCAGGGCAGTTACGCGGGCACCAGTGTCTCTATGCGAATGCTGGAGAACTTCTTCCTATCTAACGTCCACAGCCAGCTCCGCTTGCTGCACTGGGTTATCCGGCGCATGGGGGCGTTCATGAACTGGCCTACCCCAGACGCGCGGTTTAAGCCGTTCCGAATGGCGGATGATCTTCAGCGTCAGGCGTTGATGTTCCAGCTTAACCAAGCCGGAAAAATCAGCGACACGACTCTGCTGTCGTACGCGGATCTAAAGGTCGAGGACGAAGCGGATCTTCAGATTAGCGAGTCGGGCTTTCGGGCCGAGGCTATTAGAAAGCAGCAGCTATTGCAGGCTGAAGTACAGGCTGAAGCTCAGACGGTTATGGCCAAGGCGCAGGCTAAGGCGCAGGCCGCCATGGTTCAAGCCCAGGCGGCTGCCCAAGCCCCTCCTCCAGACCCGTTTATTGCGGCGCAAACTTCTCAGCTTATGCAACCCGCCGGTGTGCCGCTTGACGCAGCGGCTGCTGCGCTTGCCCAAGAGGTTAAGCGTATGCCGGAGGATCGACGTCGGCAGTATTTGGAGCAGCTACAAGTTCAGATGCCGGAAGCCGTGCAGATGCTTCAGCAGCAGGGCATGCCGAACCTACCGAGCACGCCATCGGTTGGAAACGCGGGCGGTGTGCCTTCTCAGCAGCAACAACCCCCCGGGGTAGATATGCGTCCGCAACCTGAGGTTCTTCCGCCTCGCAGGTAGTGGGCAAAAGAATAAGGGGCCACGCCCCTTATTCTAGGTAACTTAGTTATCCGGCAATAAGGGGGCGCACGCGCCCCCTTATTTTACGTAACTAGATTATCCGGATCTGTAATGACCTCGGTAGCTTGGTTTGCTACTTCTGAGATCCGACGAAAGTTCCTGTGGTGGCGCAGAACACGCTCTACAAGATTCTTGTCTAGTATCTCAAACTTAGCCATCAACGCGACTGCGGCTACCACAGGGTCTTGGCACGCCTCAAGCAGCCTGTTTCGTAGGGAGCGGGACGCTTGGTACTGGTTTACCAGCCCGGTAAACACCTTTGACCAATCGCTGGTTGTGGTGTTCGGCGTTACGGTTATACGATCTCCTGCTTCTCTCCCTGCGTAGGCGCGTAGTTTTGCCCTACGATCGTGGTCTTGTAGCAGGTAGCGCTTGCTGCCAGTTAGGTGCTGTAGGTGGGGCAGGGTAAGCGCGCGAAGGTCGGACGAGTGCTCCTTGAGTACGTTTTCTAGGAGTACCCACGGCATGTAGTAGAGGAGATCTACGATACCGCCGCCCCGCACAGCCTTGATCTCGCTAATGGTCGGAGCCCTTCCGTAAAGCCTAGACATGGCCTCCCTAGCCTCTTCTGTCATTCCCGCTATTGACCGCATGCCATGTGTCATCTGGCGCGGCGTTGCATCGTCGCGGGTAATGCCAAACGAGCGCCGAACACCGACGGCGTTATCCAGCAAGGCGTGAGCCTTGTGAGGGCGCACAAGGCGTAGGAGGTCGGTTACCCAGTTGTAATCGGGTCTTGCGTGACCCCAATGGGAGCTTAGCGCAGCCCATGCTGGTATCGACAGGTCAAGCGGCCTACTTAGGTGAACGCTAACGTTGGCCGCTTCTGCGATAAACGAGGAGTCTACGTTAGAAACGAGTTCGCTCACCGAGTTTTTATCAAACCATGCGATGAACGAGATGTTGTCTATGCACTTTGGCTTTGCGAACGGGGTTCTGCCGGTACTTTCGGGCGTGTAGGGAGGAATCCAGCTTACTGAGAGAAAGTCGCTACCCCGGTACTTGTCAGCGTCGCCAGCCTCTTGGTACTCCTGTAGAAGCCAGTCTCCCTCTTCCCTGTCGTTTAGTAGTTCACTAAACGCAAGGCTCAGATGAAGTGGGTGCGAGATAAATGCGCTTCGGTAAGCCGCCCTGTAATAGCGGTTCGTTTCAAGCACGTTGACCAGGGGCCGTGGCTTTAAGCGCCCGTACAGTTCGCTTGGCTTTACGCCGTGGGCTACTGAAACTGCGTAAGACTCTACTTCGCAGGTCTTCGTAGCTGAAACAGACGAGATAACGTGCGCCCACTCGCTACCGCACGCTAGGAGTCCGATCTTCTGAAACTGGGCGGTGCCGCCGGGTTGAGCTAGCAACGCCAAGCAGCTGTCTCGTAGAAGCGCGTCCGTCACCAAGACTCCTCCATTACGTACACCTTTCCCCATGGGGGAGTTCCTGCCCCCCGTGGAACCACAAAGATGGCATCTCGGTACGGATCGTCTGGGTAGGATAGATACGCGTCAGTAAGAATCGCTACGGCAGACGGGTTGATTTCTCTGATCATGTCAAACACGGGGCGGACATCCGTGTAGCTATGCGCCCCCTGTAAGAACTTGACTTGATTCAAGATGTCTTTGGGTCTTCGCGTGTGAACCACCTCGCGGATTACCTGATCGAAAGTAATGACGATGGTTTCATCAGCCCGCAGCGCCGCCGGCATGGTGTTTGAAATAAACGCCTTCATCATCTTCTCGCCAACGGACGCCGACACGTCGATCGACAAGACCAGCTTGCGAGTCTTTGTGCTTTGGTACGAAGGCAGCGGAATCAGCGGGTAATATTTCCGGCGCGGAGGGCTCCAGGTAGCGTGCTGCTTCTCCAGCTTATCGATCAAGTCCCCACGAAGCAGCCGTGACCAAGGAACGGTGCCCCTTAACACCTCTGTAATACGAGATGACACCTTTGACCCGTAGCGATCCTCTACGCTTTGGCCACTGGACATCTCCATAATCAGCTGAGCTTGGGCAAGCTCGTTTGTAAACTGATCTACGAAGTCTTGCTCTTCTTGCTCCGTGGCTTCTTCCGCGCTCTTGTAGTCGAAGTCCTTACCGGACTGGATTTCGCTACTAGGATCACTAGACGAACTTTGAGAAGCTGACCTAAGCGGTCCAGGTGACGTAAGGCCCGATGACTTTCGCTGGTCCTGCTCAGACTTTAGCTTGTCGTAGATCTCCTCTACGGAGAGCCCCTCGGCCCACTTGGGAGGCTGAACCCCATCTTTAGGAGGGTCCCAAGCGTCATTTGGGCGGCTTAGTATTTCTGAGGCTGTCTTTACTACCCAGATGTCGCAGGCAATGTTCCACAGGCTGGGATCTCTGCTCCCACGCCGCGCGACGTGGTTGCCGAAGCAGTGAAGCCACTCATGCAGTAGGTCAAAAACGTTGCCGCGTAGTCCGTTCTTGGACAGCCACTCAGACGAAACTCGGATGGTTCTCCCATCGGTACACATTGTTTTGATCGAGTCGTCTTGTAGAATCTTGATGGCCTCTCCCATGAGGGACAGCCCCATCAGCTCCGCCCGTAGAATCAAATCAAAAACAGCGTCGTTTACAAGCCGGAGAGCCTCCTTACTCGTAAACGACGCTTCATTAATCAAGCAGACTCCGTGGGAATGAGAACTTCCATCATTTGATCTGCCGCCTTCGTAAACATCTTGGCGATCTGAGTACGTACGTCTCGCTTTAGCTGAACAGCTAGCGCCACCCGCATTTCCTTAGATACGCCGGCCTTGTTGGCGTTGTCGAACAAGGTGTTTAACCCGGAGTATTCCTTCTTCACTCCGTTGTTGTTTAGCTCTTGGGCAATCGCGAACACCGCCGCAAACTCTGCCATTCGCTTGTCAGTGGTTTTCCCGTCGTCGCCTTGAACTGCGTCGATGGACCCAGAACGAAGGACCTTCTGAACGTCAACCTTGCGGATGATCTTGAACCATGCCCAGAAGTCTTTGCTGACCGGTTCTCCGCACTTCTCAGATACGATCTGTTTCCAGTTGTCTTTCGACCCGTTGTGCAAGCCGTCCATAAACGGGTCGGGGCTTTCCGAGAAGTGGACGGACACTTCTCGCCACCCACGCGGGGTGGGGAAGCGATTTACACCCTCAATCCACTTGTGTAGGTACTCCGGCCGGTACTGTAAGAACCCGCAAACGATCTCGTGGATTCTGCCCGTACGCACACCGTAGTCGCAGAACGACAGAACATCTGGCTCCATCTCGATGATTGTGAGCCGCGTCTTTAGGCTCTCTGAGATCTGATGGGCGTAGATGTCGTCTGAAGTTCTGTTGCCCGCAGCCATGATTAGCGTGTGGGGGTGGATACTTCGATCCCGGAACTTGCGGTTGCCAATAATTCCAAGGAGTGCCCCTTGAATCGGCGGGGGCGCCTTGTCGATGTCATCGAGGAAAAGGAATACACCTTCTTGGCAGGCCTCTAGCGCGTACCGGTTAAGAACCCACTCCATGTAGGCATCCTGGGCTCCTGACTTTTCGGAGTTGGTTCCCCTCTCCATCAGATCTCGGATGAGCGCAGGAACCGGAACACCGCTCATGTCCGTTGGGTCGCTGTTCTCCCCGTTATTGATGGCACGAAGGGGAAGCTCAAACCGCTGAGCTTCGCTGCGGGCCATGGAGGTCTTTCCCCCGCCAACCCCTGCCATGAGGCAGGGGGTGTTTAGAACCTCACTGTCGTTCTGCGTAGAAAGCTTCGCCTGGATGCGGAGATTTTCGTGTACTCGGATTTGCGCCTGCCCGTAGGTCAGCCCGCGCCTTTCAACACCGCTGCTCATCGGTAGTCCTCCTCTTCGATTTCCATCCCCCAGGGGGAGTCGAACATCTCAGCGACTAGCTGCTTCTGACACTCTGCGTGCACGTGGTTGGCGGTGTGGGAGTCCACCCGAAGGGCCATCTGTCCATTTGTTAGCTGGATGATCTGAACCTGAACGTCCGGCTCAAGCACGAACATCGCGCCGCCCTCCGACTTGTCTGCCATCCACTGCCCGGGAATAACGCAGAGGGCGTCGTCCAGAAGATCAATGCTCTGTTGACAGTAACTACAGATTGGCGTATGTGCGTTTTCTACGTAGTTGGCTGCTAGAAATCTGGGCGCGGTAACTAGCTCTACCTTGCTTGCTTTCGCCTTCATCGAAGCACCCATCTCCAGAAGACGGAGGTTCGCACTCCGTCAACAAGCCCTAGACAGAGTCCGCCTAGAAAAGACCAAACGAGCCAGATCACTCGCCGTCCTCTCGGTCCATGTCTTCCTGGATGCTGTCTCTCAAGGCCTCGTCTAGCGAAGCCTCGAACTCCGTGGTGTAGTCTCGTGGGTCTTCATGAGTTTTTTCGCGGTCAGGGTCGGGCATAAATACCTCTACACTCTGATAGCCGCGTTGACCCGGTTCTTCACGAAGGGGTAGACTTCTCCGGTGCTAACTATCGAACCGCAGGCCGAGTTTGAGGAACTGAAGACCAAGCTGGTCGAGCAGATTGGAAGTACGTTTCCGATCAAGGACAAAACCGGCCGGTTTGAGGTTCGTGTGTCGGACGTATCCGTCTCCGACGACAAGGGCGTCGGAGACATCAAGGGGCAGCACGACGCCCGCATGACGGGAAAGTCCTGGGCAGCTCCAGTCACCGGACGCGTGTCCGTGGTCGACGTAGAAACCGGAAAAAGCCTGGTAGAGAAGAAGATTCAGCTAGCTTCTATCCCCAAGCTGACCAGGCACTACAGCTACATCATTGGCGGGCAGGAAAAGTTCATCACAAAGCAGTGGCGACTCCGCCCGGGTGTTTACGTAAAGAGTACGGAGAAGCCCGGGGAGTACGAAGCGCAGTTTCAGTTAGCTAAGGGGGCTGCGTTTGACATCCAGCAGGGGCAAGAGGGCTACCTGCACCTCAAGGTCGGGGGGCGGAAGGTGCCCCTTTACTCTGTGCTGCACGCCTACGGCATCTCAGACAGTGAGATGCGTTCTGCTTGGGGAGACACGGCGTTTGAGGTCACCAAGCAAAAGTCCGTAAAGGACAAGGGCGGCATCGACAAGCACCTCCGCTCCTTCCATGAGGCATGGTCTGGGCGCGCTCTTTCGGAAAAAGACGACCCCAAGCTTGCCGTCAAAGCCCTCTTTGAGCAGACCAAGGTGGACCCCGCGGTGGTCAAGGCCAACCTCGGCTTAGACTCCGCCAGCGTAGGGCCAGACGTACTGTTTGCCGCGTCTAAGAAGCTGGTAGACGTCTCCGGTGGTCGGCGTGAGCCGGATCCCATCGATAGCCTTCGTTACAAAGAGCTGTGGTCAGCAAAGGACCACTTTGCCGAGCGGCTTGCTGGCGCAAGCGACGACATCAAGTCCCGCGTCTCTGTAGCCCTAAATAAGCCGTCGATCCAAAAGAAGCTTATTACCGGCGATGCGGATGTTATCCGTGACGTAGTGCCGCCAGATCTTATCCGGCGACCGTTCTACAGCGTGTTCACGACGTCACTTGCCTCCAACGGCAAGCAGACGAACCCGATCTCCATGCTCTCTGACAGGAGTATGGTTACGATTCAGGGTCCTGGTGGAATTACAAACCCCCACAGCATCACAAAGTCCAACACAGCGATTGACCCAAGCCACCTGGGCATCCTGGACCCCGTGTTTACCCCAGAGTCTAACCCCGGGGTAAACACACACCTGGCGTTTGGCGTCGGCATTAAGGATCGAAAGCCATACGTTAGCTTGTACAACCTAAGGACCGGAAAGCTGGAAGATGTGGACGCTACGATTGCGTCTACATCCAACGTAGTTCTTCCGGACCAGGTTGTTTGGAAAGGCGGTAAGCCTTCTCCGCGAGAGAAGTCTATCCGCATGTCTGACGTAAAGGGCGAACTCAGGGATGATCTCCCATGGTCGTCTGCTCATTACGTGATGCCAAGCTCATCGCAGGTTTTTGCTACGGAGACAAACCTAGTCCCGTTCATGCAAAACGACGCGGCTGGTCGGACTACGATGTCTGCGCGACACATGGCGCAGGCAATCAGCATCGAGGGCCGGGAGCCACCCAAGGTTCAGGTAGAGATTGGCGCTGGTAGGACCTTTGAGAAACTCGTAGGCAGTGGGTTTCTCGCCCACAAAGCTCCGATAGACGGTGTTGTAAAAGCGGTTAGGCCTAAAGAGATCATCGTACAGGACTCAGCTGGCAAACAGCATTCTGTACACCTGTACGATCACTACCCCACCAACCACGACAAGGGAATGCTTCACAGCGAGCCCTTGGTAAAAGAAGGTGACCGCGTAAAGTCGGGTCAGCTCTTGGCCGACAACAACTTCACTCGTAACGGACAACTGGCGCTAGGGACAAACCTCCGCGTGGCGTACCTAGCAAACGGGTCCAACCACGAGGATGGCATCGTCATCTCTGAGAGTGCGGCTGAGAAGCTTCGGTCGGTGCACCTCAACAAACCCGTAATGATGGTCTCAGACGAAACCATCATCGATAAGAACAAGTTTATCTACAACAAGGACGTATACGGGTCGCAGCGCATGGCGAAGATTGGCGACGACGGCGTCGTAAAGAAGGGTGCAATTGTTCACCCAGGCGATCCGCTTGTCCTAGCAATGTCGCGGCGATCTCAGCTTAGCAGCATTGACGAGAACACGAATCTCAAGCTTGGTGGAAAGCTTCGCCAAGAGTTCATGAATACGTCGTTGACCTGGGATTCGGACTACCCAGGCGAGGTTATTGACGTTGCGCGGTCTGGGCGAAACATCATCGTCCATGTAAAGACCCGGGAGCCCGCACAGGTAGGCTCCAAGATCTCCACGCGCCACAGCGCGAAGGGGATCGTCACGTCGGTTCTTCCCGACAAGGACATGCCCCACGACGGCCAGGGCAAGCCCGTAGAAATGCTCATTAACCCGGTCTCAGTGCCGGGCCGAATGAACCCGGGCCAAATCCTAGAAACTGCGGCTGGCAAGATCGCAGAAAAAACCGGCCAACCCTACGCGGTAAAGAACTTTCAGGGGGGAGTAGACTACCTCAAGAAGGTTCAAGACGATTTGAACAGGCACGGGCTTAAAGAGACAGAGTCTTTGTTTGATCCAAAGACCGGTCGCAAGCTAGGTGACGTTACTACCGGGCCGCACTACGTGTTCCAGTTAGAGCACCAGATCGACAAGAAGACCCACGTGCGTAGCGGAGGTCGGGCGTTTACTCAGTTTGACGCACCGATGATCCACTACGACAACGATACAAAGATCCCGCGCGGCGGTGGCCACACCGGCGCTCAGTCTCTTGGATCTCTTGGTATCTACGGAGCGCTTGCTGCTGGGCTGCACCACAACCTTGCTGAGATGCAGACGCTCAAGGCCGATAAGGACCAAGCCCGCGAGGTCTGGGGAGCGCTCATCAACGGGGAGGTGCTCCCTCCGCCCAAGGTGCCCTTCGTATACAACAAGTTTGAGAACATGCTGAAAGGTCTTGGAGTAGACCTGCACAAGAACGGCACGTCTATCCGGATGATTCCGCGGACGGACGAAGAGACCCGAAAGCTTAGTGCCGGAGCGCTGACAAAGGCGTCAAAGGGGCGCTGGGCAGAGGGAGACGAGCCGGTGAAGGGCGGTCTCTTCGACCGCAACATTACAGGCGGTCCGTCAGGTCAGCGGTGGTCTCACATCGAACTGGTTGAGCCGATGCCCAACCCGGTGTTTTCAAAAGCAATCGCACACACGCTTGGGATCAAAGAAACCGACATCCCAGACATCATTGAGGGCAAAAAGAAGCTGCCGGATGGTGGATACGGGGGTAAGGCGTTCCGCGAGTCTCTTGCCAAGCTTGATCTGGATAAAGAGATCGTAAGGACGCGTGAAGCCCTTAAGGACCCGAAGTTAAAGGGGACCGCGCTAGACAAGGTCAACTTCAAACTCCATGCTCTTGTTGGCCTAAAGGAGGTCGGCAAGAACCCCGCTGATGCGTGGACACTTAAGGCCCTCCCCGTCCTTCCCCCGATTTACCGGCAGCAAGGAATGCTCCCTGACGGTACCGTCAAGGTAAACCCGCTCAACTCTCTTTACCGTCGTCTTGCGATGACGAATGAGTCGCTGGAGAAGGGGTCCAAGCATGTTCCGTACAACGCTACGCTGGATACCCGGCGGGGGTTGTACACGGCTATGACGGAGCTGTTTGGCACCGCAGCTAAGGGCAAGAAGGGCCTAGATCTTGATGTACGGGGAACCAAAGAGGATCCCAACAAGAAGCTGCCCGGAATCATCCATATGATCTCCGGCGACCAGCCCAAGGACGGTTTCTTCCAAGACAAGCTAATTGGCAAGAAACAAGACTACACGTCTCGGGCTACGATCGTCGTAGATCCCACGCTTAGCGTGGAGGAGATCGCGGTTCCCAAGAAGATCGCCGTAGAGCTGATGCGCCCAATGGTGTCTAGGCGTCTTCAAGCGCTTGGGTACGCCCCCGGTCAAGCAGAGACCATGATCTCGCACAAGCACGAGACGGCGCTCAAGGCCCTCGAAAAAGAGGTAGAGACCCGGCCAATTCTTCTAAAGCGAGATCCTGTTCTGCATCAGTACGGAATCATCGGTCAAAACATCAAGCTCACAAACGAGGCGGCCATCAAGGTAAACCCCCTCGTTCTACCGCCGCTAAATGGTGACATCGACGGCGACACCGTTGCGCTGATGGTTCCGCTGTCTCCTCACGCAGTTGCGGAGGCTAAGCGGGTCCTTCCTTCGCAGAGGACGCTTTCCGACAGCAGCGGAGATGTACTTTACGCGCCCTCAAACGAGTCGGCGCTGGCCCTCTACCGGATGTCGATTCCGCGTGGAGATAAGGGCAAGACCTTTAAGACGAAGGAAGAAGCCGAGACTGCTTTCCGGCAAAACAAGCTCGACCTTAACGAGGCCATTACGATCTCTGGCGTAGGAAAGACGACGCTGGGGCGGGCTAGGATTGCCCAAGTTGTTCCAGAAAAGTACCGGCATGAGGTGCTGACAAAGCTGGATCGGCCTTTCGACCGAAAGTTCCAAAGCACAGTTTTGTCCGAGGTGGCAAA